CATGATCTCGTCTGCGCGGGCGCTGCGCCCGAAGCGCACGGTCGCACGCGCCTTGCGGTCGGCGTCGATGCGCGCGGCCTCGACCACGCCGACCAGGTCGCGCGGGTCATGGTCAACCAGCAGTGCGCCGCCGTCACGCAGTCGGTCGAGCTTGGCCGCGCCCGGCGTGACGGTCAGGATCTCCTTGCCCCACCAGCGGTCGACCGGGAGCTCGCTCGCGAACGCGAGGTCCACCGTGCGTCGCTCGGGGTCGACGCTCGCGCGATCGGCGGTGAACTCGGCGCGGCACTGCTTGCCGCGCAGATCAGCCGACGACACGGAGCGCCCGGGCGGGCGCGTCGTCTTGCTCTTGGTCGCCATCGTTCTCGGTCTCCTTTGGCTCGGCCGCGGGCTCTGTGCCGGCGGTAAGCTCGATACCCTTCTCGGCCGCGAGCGCCTGTTCTGCGGCCAGCTCGTCAAAGATGTCCTCGATATCCTGCCCACGCTCGGCGGCGATCCGCGTGCGGCTGGTGAGCCCGGCGCCGAGCGCCGCGATTTCAGCCTGCGTGTCTTTCAGCGGATCCACCCAATCCCATGTCTTGCATTGCCACCACACGGTTTGGTACCGCGGATCCGTGAACTCCAGCGGCAGCACGCCGCGCATGATCGCGGCGGTGATCCAGGCCGCCAGGATCCGCTCGCAGACGTGGTCGACGTACCACGACTGCACCGCGCCCCACATGTCGCGCTCTTCGAGCAGCGCGACCCGGGCCGTGCTGTAGTTGACGTTGCTCGGGTCGTTGGCGAGCGAGTGGTACGCCACGCCAAGACCGGCGGCGATGCCGCGCAGGGTTTGCCGGATGAAAGGCTCGATTGCCTCGTCCGGGAACTGCGGATCCCAGGACTTGAAGTCGTAGCCGCTCGGCAGGACCTCGAAGGTCCCGGGCTCCGCGTCTTGCACGAACCGCCCCGAGGTATCGGTGCCGTCGGTCACCGCCGGCACAGTGCCGTCCGGGCTGACGTAGAAGCCCATCTTGGTCGCGCCCGTGCGGGCGCTGATCACGGCGGCCTCTTCGAAGCCGCTGACGTTCCAGAGCCTGAACATGACCGGAGCGAGCCACGGTGCGCCACGGACCTGCTCAGGGTTGGTCGGCAGGAACACGTGGATGATGTCCTCGGCATCCACCCGCACGGTCTCGCGCAAACCCATGGTGCCCCACTGGCCGAGCTCGCCCGGATGCTCGCGCAGGAGGTGATAGGCAATCGCCCGTCCAGATGAGTTGACCTCCACGCCCATCTTGATCACATTGCCGCCGGACAGCGACTCATTGCGCTCCTCGTCCAGGCGATCCACGTCAAGGACCTGGATCCGCAGTCCGTGCTTACCCTCGCCTTGGCGCAGCCGGATGAGTGCCTCGCCATCGCGGGCGAGGGTGCGCACCACGAGCCGGTGGATCGCGTCGAGCGTCATCCGCCCAGTGGCGTCGCACTCGGTCGTCGTCCACTCGCCCCAGGCCTGCTCGAGCACGCGATTCGCACGCGAGTCGAGCGTCCCGCGCGGACGCTTGATCTTCGCCTGAAGCCGAAACGGCACCGAGCCGGCGATGTTGGCCTCGCACGCGGTCAAGAACTTGGCGGCGTAGCCGTCGCTCTGCGTGAGCTGGCGGGCGCGGGCGCGCAGTGTCCGAAGCTCGTAGCGGAGCGTCCGGTTGATCGAGGACGGATCCGTGGTCCAGGTATTCGTCAGGCGCGAGATCTGGCCAGCCGCGTAGCTCCGCCGCCGGCGTCGACCGCGGAGCACGGCGAGGGCCTCGCGGAGCCTGGATGCGAGGTTCATAACCGCACCAGCACGCGCCCGCTCGCCTGCAGGCGGCTGGCGGCCAGCTCGGAGGCGACCTCGGCGCGGTAGCGGTCACGGAGCGCGAGGAGGTGCTCTGGCTTGCGGGCAAGCTGGCGGTCACCGATGACGGTCGAGATCATGTCGAGGTCTCCGCGAGTGCCCCGGCCCTCGAGCACCGACTCGATCGCGTCCAGCATCTTGCGGGCGTGGGTGCGCCCGTCGTAGCCGCTAGACGCCGCCGCATAGTTGGGCAGGATCTGCAGGCGGCCGGAGCCTACGGCGTAGCGCTCGCTCGTGGCCGCGCGGGTGACGTAGGACTGCCAGTCGTAGTCATCCGCGGTCCACCCGGCGGTGGTCGTTGCGGTGACGTTGACGTAGTGCCGGCCGTCGCCGTAGTTGCTGGCGGTGATGGCGACCTTGACCCCGGAGATCACCAGGGCATAGGTCAGCACCCAGCCGTCGTCAGGGGTGTAGTCGTCAAGCTGCTTCAGCCACCGGAGCGTGTCGCCCGCGGTGATGCTGGTCGGCTCGCTGGTCGGGATGTCGGCGGCCACTGCGGCGCAAGGCCAGCAGTGACGGCCGTCCCTGTCAAGGCGCCAGGAACCTCAGCCGCCAGCGTGAGCGCTGCCCGCCGCGCCGGCCGGCCTCGCGCCGGTCTACGGTCTCGGCCACCAGCGCGACCTCGAGGGTCTGGCCGCGGGCGATGCGCATGGCGAGGACCTGGCGAGTAAGCCCGGCCTCGCGTGCCCAGGCGGCGATCGACTGCGTGCGGTTGGCGTAGGTGATGAGCTTCATGGTCTCCACCCCGTGACCCAGGACTTGCGTTGGCGCGGCGCCGGCGCCACGTGGCGCGGCACATCCTCCTGCTCTGGCTCTGGCGCAGCCACCTTGCGCGGAGGGGTCCCGCGTGGCGCCGCCACCTGCAGCGCGGCGAGAGCGTACACCATGCAATCCAGCGCCTCGTTTCTTGGGCGGATCTTCTCCCATTCGCGGCGCATTTGCCCCTTGACGTAGCGGATTATCGCCTTTTCCGCCGTCAACTGCGCGAAATACTCGTCGTCCAGGTCGCCGGCGAAATGCACGTATCCGGGGCCAGGCTCGAGCACCTTGAGCCGGCCGATCAGCAGCGCCTTGGCGGTATCGGTGCCGACGAGGTGCACGCGCACCTGCTCGCGGCCAACCTTGTTGCCCTTGGACACGACGGGCTTGCCCATGCCGGCCACGCCCTTGACCGCGACCACCCCACGCGCGAGGCGCTCACGTGCATAGCGGTAGACGTGGCTGGTGTGGTGGCCGCCGGAGTCGACCGCGACGCAGCGCGGCAGCAGTCCGCCGACGGGGCGCGCGATGAGCGCGTCCAGGTCGCGCCACACCAGCGCCTCGGCGGGAGGCCCCCAGAGCACCGTGTGCCCGAGCACCCAGAGCTCGTCGCCCGCGGCCCCGAGGTGGGTTGCCTCGAGCCGGTCGGCCTGGACGTCGACCCCGACCACCAGCAGGCGCAGGCCCTCCGGCGGATCGTCCAGCGTGTAGCCCTCGCGCCGGGCGAGGAGCCCGGTGTCGTCGACGGTCTCGCCCTCCTCCTCCCACGGCTCGCCGAGCGCGGTGTTGACCCAGGTCTTGAGCGTCTCCGGCAGCCGCCGCGCCTCCAGGAAGTCCGTCGCCACCTGGGCCCATGTGCGCCACGGCGAGTACAGCTCCGAGATGTGGAACCCGGCCACACCACGGAACGGCGCCTCGGCGACCCACTCCCCGTGCGCCAGCATCCACGCCTTGCGGTGGTGCGGGACCTCTGCGCCGCAGTCCTCGCAGACGTAGACCGCCTCGTCGGGCCGGCCCTCGGGCCAGCGGACCTGCGCCCAGCGCAGCACCTGCGCGGTCTCGCAGTGCGGACACGGCACGTGGTAGCGGCGCTGGTCGCTGCCCTCGTAGGCGGACTCGATCCGCGATGCGCCCTTGATCGTCGGCGTGCTCGTCAATAGGAACTTGCGGTTCCAGAACGTTGCAGCCCTCTTCCTCGCCAAGTTGACCGGGTCACCCTCGGCCCCGGCGCTCACCGGATAGCGGTCGACCTCGTCGCAGAGCACGATCCGCACTGGACGCGAGGCGAGCGACGCCGGAGAGTTCGAGCCGGCGAGCGTGATGTGGCCGCCCGGGAAGGTCTTGTGCAGGAGGGTGTTGCCGGAGTCCCGAGACTTCGCGTCCGCGATCAACCCGCTCAGCACCGGGGTATCCCGGATCATCGGCGCGAGGCGATCCTTGCTGTACGCCTCAGCCATTTCAAGCGTCGGCATCACCACCAGCATCGGGGCGGGGTCCTGGTGGGCGTGGTAGCCGAGGACGTTTTGGACGACCTCCGTTTTTCCGACCTGCGCCGACGACATCACCACCACTGACTCGATGAGCGGGTCGCTTACCGCGTCCATGATCCCGCGCTGGTATGGCGCTCGGCTCGTCAGCCACTGACCCGGCTCCGCGCTTGACTCGCTTGACAGCTTTCGGTGCCGGTCTGCCCACTCGCTTACGGTCAGCTTTGGCGGGGGTCTCAGCATCTCCGCCAGCGAGGACAGCAGCCGAGAGGCCGCCGGCGAGATCGTCGAGCGCCTCGTGGATGGCCTCTTCGAGGAGACCGCGGACTTCACGGAGATCCTCCGCCGCCAGGAGCCGCGGCGAGTAGGAGGTCGGGATCGATAGCAGCCGGGCACGGATGGCGGCGGCCGCCCGCTGCCAGAGCGCCGTCACCTCGGCGACCGGGACCAGCTCGGCGCGCAGCTTGGCGACCTCGATCTCCCGCCGGTCGGCGAGCGCCCGCTCCTTTCGCAGGATCGTGGTAGATAATTCTGTAGGCGGTCTCAAGGCTTACGTGCGACATCTATTGTGTGGTTTCAGGGGTTGGCGCTAGTGGCATGGCGGGCTTTGAATAACC